TTCATAAAGATAACCAGCAGCAAAGTGTGGAATATAAACAGTACCAGCTTCATCCCAATCATTTGATGCTGGCCCAATACTATACCATGTGTGATCATTCCACCTAACACTTCTTTCTAAAGCAGCATGATAACCAAGTCCTTTTTTTCTTATTCCTTTAACATAGTCATAACGATCCCCTGCATGATGGTTACAAAAAGAAAAACCAATCATAACCAGACCATCATTTCTCATATTAGCTACGAACATTCCAGCTTTGTATGGTTTTTTATTTTTAGGGCTTATACGATAAAATTTATTTGAAATTACAGTACAAGGTTTCTTTGGAACTTTCTTAATTTTGATCGGGGTAGATTTTGGTTTCATTTGTTCTCTCCTTGTGTGTTCTTGTCGGATAAGATCCCCCAGGTTTTCAGCCATTGTCTAAAATCCTCCTGAATTGGTACTTTATTGGGATCAACGTGAACTTTATCATTTAATAAATTATCTGTAGGAATTAAATTATTACCACTATGTAAATAAGGTAAAAGATGACAATCAAAATAAGGAATTGCCGACATACTGCATTTATCTTTTAATCTCATATTGAATCTACTACTTATAAAAGCTCTTATACTTTCATCAGCATAGAATTCAAGATTATACTCATTGCCTTGTCTTACAGCGGGAATAGGCCCATGTACTGCAACTTTAAATCCACAGTCTTCTACATAATCAAGGGCAGACATATAACGATAAACTACAATATCAACCATATCAATTATTGGGATGTTGTATTTAATATGTTTAAAGTAAATTAAAACACGGCAATCAATTTCACCAAATCCAAAAATAATGGTATCTTCTTTATAGTTTTTATTTATTAAAAACTCTTTTAATGTTTTATAAGAATTGGTATAGCTGTGCTCTGTCATCAAACTATAAGCAGTACAAGCCCCAAAATGGATGGGGTCTATTTCCGGTTTCATTCCAAGGTACATGATGGTATGGCTGTCACCAATTAAATAAACCATGATTACTCCAATTTGATTTGAGAGATAGTGTTAATTGTCTCTATAATTCTTCCTTTGATAAAATCCCTTAAAGTCACTTTGTATATACACAGGATTTCATCTAAATACTCCCTTGGGTCATCGTCACTATTCCAAAGTTGAACACCAAGGAAGTTAATTATAATTGCATCACCATTTGAATTATAAGATATTTGGTTTTCTTCTAAGAATTGTGCTACCTGTGGTGGGGATGTTTCATACATATCCTGGTTTAAATAAGCAACTATTGCATCTACTTCATCTATCATGGTTGCCATAAATCACCCTTGCGTAAAGTTAAAATTTACTTCAATACGACCCTCAATACCATTGAGAGTCAATGTTGAATTTTTTTCAAACTTGATACTGCTTGTCCTTTGCTCAAATAATGCTATATCATTCCAACAATATTTTACAACTATACCCTCATTCCAAAACCCCGATTGATTGTCAATTGTTATTTTATTAAATTTAAAATACATTTTGCCATTATCTTTATCTTTAAGAAATGGACTTTTCTTTGATTCAGATAAAACATTTTCTAATATTTCTTTTCCTTTATCTGTTATTTCAATAGTAGACATAGTACCTCCTATTTAGCAATATCATCTTTTTCCATTTTATTATATTTTTCAAATTGTTGATTTACTACCAATTCCAATATCTTTAGAAGAAAGGCATCATGCACCAGATCCCCCGAAAGAGCCACTATATTAAAAGGATCATCTTTTGAGTCTGCTGATAAAATCATTATCCATTTAGTATCTGCTTTTTTAAATGTTTTAATTGTTCCATCTTTCATTTCCAAAGTAATCTTATCTACTATCATGTTTCCCCCTAATTAGTCTCAATTACAAAGCGTTTATCGGGTTTGTCGTAATAAGCGGTTTCAACAGAAATAGGTCGTGAACTGGTGCAGAGAATGGTAATTTCACAATCATCGGGGATTTTCTTGTCGGATAGATACTGGATCAGATCTTTTTTCGTCATTTTGTTTTTCCTTTATCTCATTGATGGTGGTTAGTTTACAATGGAGCAGTTGATATTTCAATTCAGATATGACTTGGTTTTTTGCTTCTACATGATCGCTTAACTTTTTAAAACTCTGGTCAATAAGTATCAAGGAAACAATAAACAAGGATACTGCAAAACTGGTCAGAACTACCCTGAGTACTATATTGAGTTTTTTCATCTTTCTGCCGCCTGTTTAAATATATTGGCTAATAAATCAAACTGTTTTTCACTAAGCTTACCATAATTAATAAATGATTCCTCAAGAGAAATAATTATATCATGTTGCCGATCAGAAATATTATCATACTCCATTAATTTGAACATCATTTCTATTCTTGCTTTTGTTTTATCATTTTCCATCATCCTCTGCCTTTATCCTTTCAAGAATAGCTAATTTACTACTTATCCCCTCATCACAGAGGTCAGCTAATTTCCCACACCGTTCCATTATTTCTTCTAATGTATTTGTTCTAAATGAGCATGGAGTTCTTAAAATTAAATCTAAAAGAATTAAAGCTGGATTGGGATTTTCTGTTAATAAGATATTCTGTTTAATTCGTGGGTCATAAATAAGCGGTTTTGTTTTCATTCAATTCTTCCTTAAATTGTGGGGAGTGAGTTGCCCCACTCCCCATTAGAATCAGGAAGGAATGTCTTTAAGAGCCTTTAGCAATGAGAGCATACGCACACCAGCGGGTTTTCCAGGTACAGGGGGTGGAATATCAGGATCTTTATACAGGAATCCAAATGTATTTCCACTAAGGCAATCAGCAGCTTTATGTGACCATGCCCTTCCAGCGGATATGGTTTGAGCAGCACCACCAGTACCATTAAATCTGGAATCAATGCTGATATAGTAAGTAGTTCCTTTAGTAAAGGAAATTAGCAATTGGGTAGCAGAAATTTCTCCACCAATTTTGACTCCTACTGTATCCACTAAATTATTTGTTGCCCATACTTGATAGGTAATTGTCCCAACAGCCGGACCCCCAAGAGTAGGGCATACTGCTGTAGGTGTTCCTGTTGTCGCGCATGTGGGCTTTGCAGAAGCATCCCACCCAACAGTAAATTGGGGGCCATTGTACATAGTTTGCCCAAATGCGGATACTGCAATAAAAATAAAAGCTAATGTGAAAATTAGTTTTTTCATTAGATCCTCCTACCCACTAAAGCGTTCACTTGGTTTAATGAGCTTAGACACCGATTGGTGGAGCTTCAGCCCATCGAGTTTAGCTCCGCAAAAATAACAAAAATTCAGATCATTGGCAATGTCATCAACAGGATTAATATCAATCCATTTACCATTTCCCATGCAGAGGAAACTCACTTTATTTTCCTTCAAAGAAACAAAGTGAGAGTAATTGGGTTTGGATGGAAGTTCAATTGCCGAAATAGGTTCTGCCTTTTTAACAATTTTCTTAGCCATAATAACCGCAAGCCTCCTTTAAATTAATAATAAAGAGTTATGTCTTTAATTGAAATGTTCTCTGCTTCATACTGCCACATGGCATCGGTTAAAGCATTAACCCCATTAATACAACTTTCTCTTTTAACATACCCCTCACTTTGAGCTATAATCTCACCGTTCCTTGCTTTAACCCTAAATCTAAAATCCCCTGTATCATCTTTAAAAATCTCAATTGACGGCATTTTAGGTTTGGACATTTTACCTCCTTAACTAAATACTTCGTTATAATAACGTGCTTTGTTACTTTCCATTTGTACCACTTGATCAAATTGATCATACTTCAAAGAAGATCTAATTCGTTTCAGCAATTCGGGCCTTGTAATTTTTCCACCAGCATCCCGAATGTGCTTACAGAAGTAGTATGTGAAAGCCCCATTATAAGCCCCTTTAATGTAGGCATCAGCAGAGGTTTGAGAAGATTTGCACCCACCCCAAAGAACATGGTTCATATTAACAATTAATCGTTCACTGTTCGATGGGTCATATGTTTTTACACAATCAAACATTTTATTTACAAATCCTGGGTCTTCACCATCTGCCCTTGAAGAAATATCAATTGGGGGTGGGCAATAACGATAGCTTCTTGGATGTTCTTCCATAATTAATGAATTTCGTGTACCAGTACCAGAATGGCAACAATCAAGGAGTATTTCCAATTCAACTCCTTGAGGGAGTTGCTTTATAATAGTTGCAAGATCATCATCCAGAATATAACTTTTTTCCCAATCCATATCCCAAGGGCAAATCAACTCATCCTGACCATCGGATAGTTCATCCCCATGACGATCCCTAATTTGTGAACCATGACCGGAGAAATGAAAGATAATCTTATCACCAGAAACAGCAGATACAACCAGATTACCAAGACGATCCAGAATTGCAGCTTTGCTTGCTCTGCTATCAGCAAGCATCCTGATATTAGCATTTTCAAAACCAAAGAATGTTTTAAGAATATCTCTCACATTGGTAATGTCGTTAATACACCCATTTAATCCGTTAATTGATTTGTATTGATTAATTCCAGCCAATAATGCTCTCTTTGCCATGACTTCCTCCTAATAAGATATTTTTCTGAGTTTATCAAATTTGTCTTCATCTATTTCCCTTTTAAAACTAATTTTGTCACTTTCCCCATCCCGATTTACTATGATATTATATAAAGGAGTTACATTTGTCTCTGGACATGGTTCAAATTCATTACTATAACCAATATACTCAATTGATCTGTTATAATAATGTGATCTTGTTTCTACAGTAATTACTTTTGCCATAATCTTTAAAACTATATAGGGTTCATCCTCCAAGAACCTTTGGTCTATTTCAAATTTACCAATTTTGTTTTCTCTAACTGGATTTGGCATAATTACCGGCATAGCTGGCCTCTCTTATAATTTCTTTCATGAAAACCGGATCAACAGCAGTAGTACCCATTTGTGAAACCACGTTCCCTGCTGCCCTATTCGCAAGAATAACAGAATCTATAAAAGAAAAGCCCATTGACTTAGTTGCAGCAAGAGCAGCAATTACGGTATCCCCTGCACCCGATACATCATAGACTGTTTGAGCTTCGGTAGGTACATGGAAATTACCTTCTTTGCTATAAACATGAATTCCATTTTCTCCTTCTGTTCCCACAATCTTATTTATTTTTAAGGAATCCATTATATAAGCAGCACTTCCAATTTCTTCAAACTCTTTCTTATTGGGAGTAATGCAAAAGGAGTAGGAATACATTTCTTTGTGCAATGGGTAGGGGTCGATATATACATTGGTAGAAAAGAATGAGGGGTTATGGCGCATGGCACTCATGAATTGCTGACTGATCATTCCTTTTCCATAATCAGAAATAATAATAGCATCAATATTCCAAGTATTATGGGACAAGCCTTCAAAAGCATTTGCAAATAGATCAACTTGAAGCCCATATATACTTTCAACTTCTTCTGTATCTATTCTTACAATTTGTTGGGAACGTGCTACTATTCTTTCCTTGGTAATAGTGGATTTCATGGGCTGTTGAATTATATAGTTTGAATTAACAGGACTTAAATCAAGAATCATCCCTTTTACAAATTCTCCATTTGCATCATCTCCAATAATTCCAAACAAATGAGCATTTATCCCCATATTACAAAGATTAGCAAAAGTATTAGCAGCACCACCTAAATAATATTTCTTTTCTTTAGAGTGAAATACAGGGACCGGAGCTTCAGGAGAAATTCTATGAGCATCCCCATAGTTATAAATATCCAGCATTATATCGCCAATAACCAGAATGTGAACATCTTTGGGGTTTAACAGAGATAGCATGTATCCTCCTATGGAACAGGTGTAACGCTAACAGGAATAGAAGCAGCAGTAGAAATAACTTTTGGAGTTTGGGAATCAATTGTTAGATAAACTATATTTCCTGAATTACGAACATCTGTAAAATTTCTATTGGGTGCTTTGGACACATCTCCGATAGCTCCTGTTGCTGCTATGGGTTCCTTTGATTGGGACATTCCTTCTTTAAGTAGTTCTTTAGCATCTTGAGAGGGCATCTGAACAACATAAAGGTTATAGGAACAACTACAAATCAATAAAGAAGCAATTAGAGTAAGAAATAGTTTTTTCATTTTTTCACCTTCAGTTTTAACCGTTTGGGTTTTACTTTCAAAGCCAAGTCACAAATACCTTTTAATTGCTCTGCATCTACTCCTACCTTCACATACCCATGCGCGTAAGTGCAGAGATTGCTAATTGCACGTTGTCTAACCTTCTCAACTTCTTCCCTTGTCGGTTCTACATGCTGGACAGGTGCAATCTTTAATGTCAAATAACCATCCAATTCGCATTGCTTTTTTAATAAGGAGAATCTTTGCATTGCTTACTTCATCTCCAAAGATCTTCTTTGGTTTAATTTCTTTTTCTTCCAGAGTGAGCTTCAGGCCGCATACTTTGCAATTGAATATGATTTCCAGGTTTGATACCAATTTAAGATCCTTTCTACTTGTATGCCAAGCAATCTCCTTGAGTGTTATAGGGATCATCAGCAAAAACACACATATTCCTTGAAACACAATTATAACAGGTCAGCGTCATTGGGTCTGGTTCATAACCATCCCATAGTTTTTTCATTTGTCTTTCTTTGTACCATTCTTTAATAGCAGTATAAACAAAAGCAAAATTAATAATTGTGCTGGCTATTAAAAGAATCTGTAGTATTTCATATTCCCACAAATTCCCATTTAAATACATTTGTCATCTCCTTTCCGCAAATAGCTTGTATTTGTTAAAGGCATCATCAGCCTTTCCAGATCCTTTCCATGTATTATATTCTTTTTTCCAAATAGTAGCTAAATTATATATTTCATAATTTGTTGGGTTTTTAGATACTTTAATTTCTGATAAATTAATTCTTGAACTATAATAAATAATTGCTAATGCTGCATGATAATGTAGGGTGGATTTGGTATTTAATCGGCCCACTTTTTTACATAAGGACTCTCTTTTACATAACCACTCTTGGATATACTTTATAGTGGTCCCGGTTAATTGCCATACACCAATTGATGAATTGCTGTTTGTAATTCTACCATTATCTGATTCAACTGCTGCTGTTAATTTTAATAGAGTCTTTGTTGCAATGTTATTTGGAATTTCTGGAGATAATTCTTTTAAAACCTCATTTATTACCATATTAATTTTCTCATCAATTGGCGATCCTTCACAGTATTGGGGTATTAAAAAAGCAACTACCCCAAGTCCTATAAGTAATCGCTTCATCATGTCTCCTTATTTGCATAGTACCTAATTGGGATTTCAAAATTTATCACCGACTTTTCCAATTGTTCTGTTAAACAATCAAGTGGTGTATTTAATAGGCCCAAAGCAACTTTCCAAATAGTAACTACTTTTTCAACAGATAAGTATGGTTGATCATACTCATCATCCCCAATATCCTTATATGTCCCAAGATATTTATGGGATGCTCCGCAAACTACACCAAATTTTGGATTTTTAAACCACATCTCTATTGCTATTTTTTTATTACCCTGACTATAAGCGGGTTTAAATTCACCTTTTACAAGAACCTTATCCCCAATTTTAAATTCCCCCAATAGTTCATTCTTCATTTGCGCTAATCCTTTTCTTTAGTTTAGCAGCATACCCTTTCATTCCATAAAATTGTTTTTCTACATAACTAATTGTGTTCAATCTGGACTCACATATTTTTTTCATACGATCTAATTCTTCTTTTAATTTTTCTTCCCTTGTTTTTTCTGCATAGTATTGGTTATGACCTTTTGGGCAATAAAAACTTTCATGTGACTTTCTAAATATTTCATAATCTGCTTTTGGATAGGCGAATCTCATTCCACACTCAAAACAGGTTTCCATTATAAAATCTTCATGTTCATTTACACCAAAGAAATAACCCATGTTCCCTCCTTTGTCGTTTGGTTAGTGGTTTAGGTCAATACTTGGATTATCTCATAAAAAATCATCCAAGTCAAGCCCTTTTTTATGATGTTGTGCTGTTAGTCCAATAATATTGTCCAGAAGTATTTGTATGTGTATTAAACCTAAATTCAAATCTAAACTCAGAAACAATAGGTCGTTGTATCTGCACTGTTTTAATTACCATAGAATTAATAGCTTTCATATATTTATTCAATTGAATAAGTTTCTCATGGGCTAATTCTTTATTCTCTGCAACATCAGGGTGATATTTTTTAACAAGAATTCTATATTGCTTTTTAAATACAGCCTTGAATTCAGCAACCTGTTTTTTCAATTGGGATTCTTCCATTGGGGAAATACTAGGCACACTCCCAATTGGGATCTCAAATAAGATTGCCAATTCTTGTACGCTAATTCTTTCCATTAGTGTTTTCCTTGGGCCTTGGCTAATTCGTCTGCTTCATGCCGCAGCCAATCATTAGCATTGAATGGAAGTCCACAAGCAGAACATACCCAGGCCGTTTGTATTGCTGTATCCCATTTACCACTTGAGGATTGAATGGGGCTGATCATTTTTATAGTACCCAACATCGTGAATTTTGTATTCTGGCATTGTAAGCATTGGGCATCATCAATTTTGGATAAGTCTGTAGTTATTTTAGCTTGTTGTTTAATTGGATTAAACATTAGTACCCCCTTATTAAAAGAATCATTTTTAAATAAACAATCACTTGAATAGGAACAGAGCACATAGCCAAAATCCAAAATATCTTATTTCTTTCTTTGATGATTTCTGATAAAGGTGTTTCTCTTGCATAGTGTCTTAATTTTAAACTTGAATCACACCTTGGGCATTTAACTGAGTTTTCTTCTGTGTTATATCTATTGAGTAGTGTTATAGAAGTCATAACATTGCCACAATTGCTGCATTTAAATTTCATCATGTTACTTTACCTCAATATTGGTTTTCTTTTAATAGCAACAATGGTTCAGCCATATCATATAAATTTTTATGGTTCTCATAATGGAAAATGAATTTTTTTATAGGGACATGAATTTCCATTATGGACTTTAAAAATACAAGGTGCTTTTGTGTAAATCTAACGCCATATCTTTTCTGAAAGTGATCCATAGTTAGTTCAAATCGAAACTGTTCTATGGTTTTGGTATCTCCTTTAATCCTATTACATCGTTTGCAGCTTGGTACTAAATTATGGAAGTGGGCATTGCCCCCTTTAGATCTTGGTATTAGATGATCACAGGTCATATAGTCTTTTTTACTGCTTTCCCCCTTTAGAGATATATTCCTTCCACAATAAAAACATTTTCCAGAAGTCTTTCTGTAAACTCTTTCCCGCATCACGTTGTCAGTTATCCCCTGCATCAGTAAGATCCTTTTCATTGGGTTTTTTAGTGAGTTTACATAAATAGGTACTTCCAACTCCTAACCATTTAGCTGCTTCAATTTTTGTTCTGAATTTACCAGTTACAAATTCTAAATAACGGGCTTTCATCAGGTCTTGCATGGCACTCCATTTAAAATTATTCTCATAAAGCCAATTGCAGCAATCATCTATGGGATCTACGTCCATGTCGATTGGTGGTGGTAATACTTTTTGCACTTCTATAATTTGATTAATTTTAGGGGATTCTATAAGATCACATATTTTAAGAGCCTTTACCATTAAAGGCATCATTTTAGAAAATATTTCCACATTTTGATTTTGAATTATAACTATTCCTTCACGCTTAACAGCATTGGATAACTGCACTCCCATTTGTTGGGTAGCTTGCACATTGGAATTATCTTGGAACACATCTTCAAGTATTTGAAGAAGAACTAATTTTAAATCGGAAGCTGTTTGCATGATTACCCCCTATTTACAATGCTGATTTACCAGACCAACTAAAATATCCCCATGACAAACAGCAGGGGAACAATGGCACCCCAATCTTTTTCCTTTTAATTCTGGTAAACTATTCATTAAACTTTGGTTATTTAAAATCCAATCTTTATATAAGGATATGGCTTTTTGTCTTCCATGTTCTTTTACTTTAAATTTATTTCCCCATTTAGTAGTTCTATCAATAAGAACATCATAATCCTCACTTTGAATATTGACTACCCTGGTACTTGGGGGCTTGCTGTTTTTTAACAGAGTTCTTTTTTCAAAAGGAATTGTGCAGAAGTCACAATGAAGATTGCACTCAGAAATTAACACCCTGAACATAGGGCATTGGAAGGGTTCAATTTTTATTTTTAGCTGGTGTCGTATCATGTGGTTAAAGTTATGGGGGGATTTTACTCCCCCCATATCCAGTAAGGGGGATTACCAACTTAGGAAGCTGTCTATTTTCTTACGGAGTTTTCTAACCTCTTGGTACATCAAATCCAAAGTTATTTGTTGCTTTGTAATTGTATCTTGCAACATTTTTATTTGGATTTTCTGTACCCCAACTTCTACAAGAACACTCTCCGTAAGCTGCGTATTTTTTAAAGATCCTTCCAAAACAGTATTTAACCCACGAACTATAATATCCACTATGAATAGGATCTTTTTTACCTTTCGGTAAATACGCCTTACTAAACGTAATAGACGCTTCCATCCGTAGGAGGGACCGGGGCAATAAAGTCCAGGTCGATGTTAGCAAGCCCCTGAGTAAGCAGCACAGAAGCATTACCAACCTCATCAAAGGAAGCAACACCAAGATCATAGAAACCATCCAGAGCAGCAATCTCAGGGACGGTTTCAAGCTGAATCTTGATATACCCATCAGCAGCATCAGCCGCAGGTTTCCCAAGATCCAGTACAATAGTGGCATTGTCCTTGGTAATAGGAACTTCTGCCTCAAAGGGTTTCATGTAAAGTTTATAGCCAACAACATCCTCACTCTCAGACGGTTTGAATTTAAGAACTGCACTTGCCATTTTAAAATCTCCTTTTTAAAGTTAATTAATTAAAACTATCTGCCGCAGATTTTATTTTAATTATCCCCTGCATCCCCCCTTTCTAACTCCACTATTTATGAAGTAGGTGGAGCTACATGCCCATAAATAACCCATGCTCCTGGGACATATTCTGTTTGACCAATAGGAATTATTTTACAAAAATCGCTTTCTAATGAATTTGTCCATTCTGTATAGGTGTTATCAAGAAGCTTAAATCTGATATAGAATGAGTATAAGCCAGTTCGTGGTAATTTGAAAGTCTTTTGTGTGCCAATGCTGGTATTAATTCTATATTTTTTTTGTTCTCCAATATTCCAAAGGTAAAATTCTGCTAATAGAGCATCAGGGTTTTCCCAAGCAATCGTTAATGGATCACTTGTATAGCATTGATAAATAGTTACTTGTGGGGATTGCACTACCCCTGCTTGTACATGGCTTAATACAAAAAACAAAGCTGCAATTAAAAGTAGAAAAGCAAATAGAAGAACAGAAATATGCATCCTCATATTACTATGGCAGTATGCACTCATTTTCATCCTCACAATTTAAAGTTGTTATTGGGTTATAATATGGCAAATTAAACCAGCGCATAAATTCATCATGTTTTATTTGATGACTTTCATCTTGACGGTAACTATCGTCTTCTGAATGGGTTGTAGATATTTCTAACATTTGTGCTGGATAGGTGGAAAGTCCACCAAAGCTATGATTGGTGTGGGGTGGGATTACTATGGTCATTCCTTTTTTCATTCTAAACTCTCTACCATCGAATTTAAAATAAATGTGACCATCTAAAATATGAAATGTTTCATGCTTAATTTGATGATGGTGATAAGATACTTTCCAATGATTATCTACAGATAAAATTTTTCCACAATACTGTTCACTATTAACAATCCAAAACTCATGCCCCCACGCCTTTTTTTGAAAGTGATTGATTACCATGAATTTTCTGTTTAACCTCCCTATCAGTATGTTCCTCATATAGAGCAGCAAGAAATCCGCAAGCATCATATTGGAGATTAAATATGAGTTCTTTGTTTTCTAATTCACAAATCTGCCAGATCCCTTTTCCAGTTCTGGCATAAACCCCCCACATGGTTTTTCTTCTGGAATAATCTTTTTTTATTTTAAGATTTCCTATTTTCATCGGATTGCCGGTCCTCTCCCCTCTGAGTTTCCTGGGACTAATCTGCCTCCCCCTCCACCCATTTGATCAGGGAAGTCGGTTCTTGGTATTTTGCCCTCACTCATCATTTGTTGAACCATTTGAGTTCTCTGGTTCATAATGTGCTGCACCATCATTTTGCGGGTATAATCATCATTAAGATCTGGACAAAGGGAGCTATAGTACTCCATTAAATTTTCATACTCTTTATTTGTAATATTAATTATTTCTTCTTTACCACTTTTAAAAATAAAACGAACATGCTTGTAATCTTTGTTTACTTCTTCAAATGATTTTTCAATAAAAGCGATCTCCCCGATATTAATTAAACGATCTCCAAGTCTAACAATCATGTCTACCATAGATCCATGCCCTCCTTGGACATAACCATTCCAACAGCAAGTGAAGTGTCTTTGATTTGATTTATTTTAATAACCTTATTTAATTTAGAATCAATCTGATCAAGTGCTTTGGTAACTCCCGGCCAGCCATTGTAATCATGCCAAATAATTATTCCATATTTCTTGATTATTTCATAAGCAATAAAAGAATCATTGTAACAATTTTCATAGGTGTGGGAAGCATCAATAAAAAATAGATCTACTTTATCTTTCCATTCTATATGATCAGGATCTAACATTGCGGTGTCTGACCAAACCTGTTGAATTCTTCCAGAGGCTTTATACACATGGTTTTCAAAGAATTTGGATTTCCCTACAAAGCCTAACTCATCATTGGGGTCTATTCTGCCATCAGCCAATTTAAATTTTGTTTTAAGCTTTGTAATGGTTCCTACTGTTTTGTTTTGGATCGGAAGATCTACGGTAATAATTCTACCATCAGTTGGCAAATTGTGGGCAATGTTAATTGTGGTACGACCGTTGAATGTTCCAAACTCCATAACTAATTTGGGTTCCATTATTTTTATAATTGAACAAAGACAGATCGTTTCATAAAGGGAAATATTTCCACTTTCAAATTCCAGGTGGGATAGACCCAAATCTAAATGTTGTTGATCCTTGAGGGATAATGTGTTTTTTAGGAAATCAACAATATCAACAATTGGTAAAGGCATTATAAATCTCCTTTCCCTGCCCTTCTTTTCATCTTTGCATTTTCAAAAGCTTCTTTTTTTCTTGCCATTGTTCTTTGATGTGATTCCCGATTTAATCTATTTTTGCAGATACTACAAATTAAATTCCTTTGTTTAACAGCCCACATGCCCCAATTCTTGCCCTCATATAAACGGGTTCCGCAATGTTTGCACTTGGGTACTCCCCCTGTCTTGGTAATGTTCCTACGGTGCGCCCCTCCTAAGTGACCGTCTAATTGTTTTTTAATGTGGAATACCTCTGGACAAAGAGGGCATTTAAATTCTCCATACTTTTTTGTAACCATAAAAACCACCTTTAATTATTTATTTAAACAACCAAACTTAATATACCAATACGTCCAAGTTAAGTCAAGGGGTAAAAAAATCCCCCTGAGAATGACGCTATGCGACTCTCTCAGGGGGTATGTTAAAGCAGTTGGAAGACGCTATGCGACTCCCAACTTACTACGCCGGGACTTCCCCGTACTTGGGTTTCAAATTCTTCTTGACGGTGCGAACGGTTTTGCAAAAGGTTTTCATTCCCTTCTGAAGTGCAATGATTTCTTTAATTGCGCTCATTGCAGACTTGGGGGCAGCTTCAAAAGCAAGCTTGCTGACCTGTTCCCCGACAGAATCAAAAGTCTTCTGAAGATTGGCGAAATCACTTCCAAGCTTGTTCTGATCCTTGCTTGTAATTTCAAAACCAACAACAGGCTTTTTGGAAGGGGGTCTGCCGGGACGTTTCTTTTCAGTACCAGACGCTTTCCGCTTTGCCGCCAACTTGCTTTTCAGTTTGTTCACTACCTTGGGTGCAACTTTCTTCTTAGCCATTTTTTGATTCTCCTTTAGTTAATAGTTTTAACCACACCAACAGGCTTGCCATGAGGATTTCCCAATATGCAAATCAGAGTGTTTACTTTTTGACCAAACCACTCTGTTATTGGGTAAAACACACAGTTTGGAAAATTCTCTATGAACCAGATTACCAATTCTTTGCTGGATTGACCTACCGACTCAAAGGCAATCATGTCACCCTTATCAATCGGTTCCAGCATTTTGTTACGGTCTATTTTAATATCTAAAAATTCTTCTGTCAACAAAAATGTTTCAAAATTAACTATATTTTTTTGGTCGATGAACTTTTTGACATTATCTGCCCCGAATAAGGCCAGGGATTCATTGTCCGTAAGGCTGAAATCTGAAACAAACATTTTTTTAGTATCCACAAGCATTTCCGGTTTAATTGATAACTTTAGTTTCTTTGTAGATCCAAGCTTATGCCGTTTAACCATAGTAACCTCTCAGGCAGTTAGTTGTTTTGGAAGAAATAATTCCAGAAATTAAAATCTTCCAGGTCTTTAATATATTCATTAAAATTGTAATTGGCACAATTATCAAGCACACGCTCAATTTGAATGTACATCAACTGCACATGGAATGTGCCTAATTCCCAATTACAGCAACGGGCATCGTGGGGAACTATATCCTGTTCTTCCTTGGTGCATATGCCTTTGAATGGGACTACATTGGTTCTGAGTTTATCGCTCTTTGTATAGCCCTCATAATGGACGCAGAAAGAGCAGTACCCAAACTGGCAAAGGGTTTTCACTGGAAAATATTCCAGAGTTTTTGGAGTAACAAAGTATTCTATTTTTATGGGCCATAGATTTTTCATCGTGAAAAATGCATCTTCATCTAATTGCCCAACGGTGGTCATTCCAAAGTGAGCGCAAATATCATAGATAGCTTCCCGGCGAATGGACTCTTGATCCTGGGTCATCATACGATACCCACGATACTTTGAACGGGACCGCTTCAGCTTGAGTTTTTCCCAATCAGGCAGTTTGTAAAAATCTTCTTGGTTGTAATGTTGAACCATAAACCATGCCCCCTTTCAACTATGACTTCATCCAACTTTACTATTTCTTTTCTCACTTGTCAACTTTTACTTTTAATTTTTATCTTCCAGAAGTCGGAATAGCCGTATGTATACCGAACATGGTCTACAAATGAAGACCACCATCCTTCTTTTATCAGGTCTGTTGGCAGAGGGTTTGATTTTTGAGTGGTAAGAAAAATAAAATATTCTTCCAAGAGGGAATTAATGTTCCCATTGCTGCTAATTAACTTTAACCCACAGGTATTTCTAAGAGAAAAGCTTGAAGTAAAATAATCTGAAATTGTGTCAAACCATATTGATAGATCTTTTTTATGTTTATTAAATATTAGTTTCCCTTTTATTTCATTGTGGCTGAAAAATACATTTATGAATGTGCTTTTAAACTTTCCATTAAATAGATCCTCATGCCTGGACCCCTTGTAATAATAATGTTGTCTGAATTTTTTTGGGTCTACAATATCAAATAACAATTCAAAATTTTTGGTGCTCATCATTTTATCTGTAAAAATTTCATAGATAGAATACTTATGTCTTGAGTAATTAACAATTCTGCTCTCTTTGTTTAAAATCATCACTATGGCATTTTTTATTTTATCTACGGATTTAGCTTTGAAGTGCAGAGCATAGGTAAGTGCTATAGAAGAACTAATTAATCTCTTAGAAGTTTTATTTATTTGGATTTTAGTAAAATCATTACTATCTTGCTTAACAACCATCTCATTCCAGAAACTACATAATTCCAATCCCATATCATAATCTATTTGAATGTTATTTTCACATAGGGTAACAAGCATTTTAAATATGCTTTCATATATTTTAGTAACGAACCTTTGTTTTGTATTCCTATTAGTATAGTACCCTTTTCCCAAAGAAAGTGGTTTTAATAGATCCTTCATATCAATATCAAGTTTATTTTCAACAATGGAACAAAGGTCATTTTGTTCTGAAATAGATAGGCACTCACGCTTGTATTCATTTTTGATTAATTTTTGATATAAACCTGTCTCAATATGGTCAATGGGGTTTGGGGCATCCTTTTTCCTTAACACCAAACGAGCAGAGAGGGCTGTGGCTGGCATTTAATGGTTCCTCCTTACAAAGATGTACATTTGGGTTCAAAGTGGTCTATTTTAAATACAAAGTGTTTTTAAGTTAGATGCCCGTTTTTGGGCATCCAACAAAGAACTTATTGATTCCCCAAACTACGAAGTAGTTTGTGAATAACTATGTACTTTGTTGGTTCATAGAACATAGTAATGTTCATATTACTATATTGGTTATTGTATATATTAAAAGGGGCCATTTTTTTGTCAATAATTAAATTGAGTTACAACACAAACTGATACCCCCCCTGGTATCAGTTTCTTTGTTACCTTATAAATTTATTGTAATTTTCATAAGAAAAAGATATTCCTGGGTCTTTTTCTTCAAATTCTTTAAATTCTTTTTGGGTTTGTTCTTCAGATTGGATATTTGGTAGGAGATATACTCTTTTAAATTTTCCTGTTTCTAATACTAATTTTAATAATATTCCTCTTTTTACAAGTTCACCAATAACTCTGGTGAGATTGCATGGATTCATGTTTGGATTAATTTTGGATTGTTTAATTATATTTTTTCTTTTTAACCAACAAGCTTTTCCTCTGCTAAAATATTCTATGTGAAAAAATTTAATAAGTAGCTTTTGATTTTTACTTATTTTTGTATGCCCTAATGAAATATAAAATTGAATTGGGTTTGATGCTCTACCCCAAGGATAGTTTTTTAATTTTAATAAATCTTGGCAATATTTGGTGGCAGTTTGATCAAAAAGTTTAAATGCACTTTTTGCTTGACATAGATAGGGGGGTTGTATTATATTATTCATATCATCCTCATCCGATTAGATTGTTGATCGTTTGGGGTCTTGTGTTTCATGTTTCTCTCCTTCGTGTTGTGGTGTGGTTCAGGTGAGGGGGTCGGTCTTGTCGGGGCTGACCCCCTCAAACTTTTTGTACTCATTAAAATTAAAAACAAGATTTATTATACACTATACTTGGATGGGTGTCAAGAATTTTTACTTGGAACTACTCAGGTGCGGAACGATACAACGTGGTTTTTGAAGTATGGGCCAAACTTAGCCTGTAAGCGGTTTAGATTGATCTTGCTCCTTCCCCAATATTTCCTCACGAACAACGGCATTGCCTCTGATTGATCTTCCCTCCCGTAATTTCTTGCAAAGTAATCCAAAAGAAAAGAAATTAGCTCATTCATCGGGACACATTCCCCAAACATCTCCTTTGCTGCTTCCTGTATGTCAAGGTAAAAATTTGGGTCAACCTTGCAACTGAGCAGCAGGGGCTTGACTTTAAGCCCAATTTTTTTATCATCCCGGTGAAGCTTCCTGTATAAAAACTTCTGAAATTTATCCCTGTCAAACTCCCCGCACTCCATAAGCATCATCTTTTCAGACATGGCAATCTGAAATATTCTGAGAAAATCACTTTCCTCTGAGGGAATATTAAATCTGTTGATTGGGGATTGCCGTTTTCCAAATCTTGGTTTTTTCATAAGATCACTTGACATTCTTATAGGTTTACATATAAAATAATAGTAAATTATCAAAAAATCTGGAGAACTTATGAAACGGTTGAAGATTTTTCCTAAACATCCTTCCCTAAACACCGATGATCTCTCAACGTCTGCTGAAGATATGTACCTGAAAATGAAACTGATTGAAACCATGCAGTACGGCATGGATCTGATTGAGGCATCCAAGCTGAATAACATCAGTCAGTACAAATTGGATTCATTCAGGTCTGATCCTGATTTTGAAGAAATTGTCCAGAAATGTCAAGCTACTTGTGAGTTTGAGCATATCCAGAATATTGCAACGGCTGGTAGCATGGGCCAATGGCAAGCTTCCGCATGGTTCCTTGAAAGAAAGTTCCCTAAGAAGTACGGTAAGAAGGATACGATCAAGCATGAGTATGAGATTAAGATCAATAGTTTTATGAACGCAGTTATTCAGGTGGTTAATCGGGTAGATCCCAATATCAGAAAACTTATTTTACAGGAACTTAATCAGATTGATTCGGAACATGCTATTGGTGTGGCCCAGGAAATGAAAATGATCGAACAGCAGAAGTTAGGATAATTATATGTACTCCGCTTTAGATGGGGATATAAAGAATTTCTTCAAAGCCAATCTCAGCCAATTGGTTGACCAGATTGATGTTGACCATCGTGAACTCCTTCCTAAGAAATCTGAAGTTTTTACTTTTCAGGTATTAAAAGACAGTTCTGGTAATGCTGTAAAAAATGAAGCTGTTCATAATGTCATGCATCGTTTTATTCGTAAGGCTAAAGCTGCTGGTTTCAATAAAATGCTTATCCTGGGGGCTTTCGGGCATGGTAAGACTGAACAGATCTGCGTTGGGTATGCTTTATATCGAATTGCTCAAGATCCAAATTTATTGATTAAGCTTGTCCATGTGTCTGAAACAGAATCGGTAAAGCGGTGTAGAGCTTTGAGGGATTACATTTCCAAGGATGAGGATTTCAAAAGACTTGCCCCGCATGTACAGTCAACATCCATTTGGGGATCGCAACGGTTTACAGTTAAGCGGGATGCAATGTCCAAGGATGGTACGGTAGAAGCATACGGAATTTTGTCAACAGCTTTAGGTGGTCGTGCTAATTTAATTATCTTCGATGATCCGCAAGATCTCAAGACAGCAGTTCTTGAGCCTACCATGAGAAAAAAGATTGAGGAAACTTTTAAAAACGTCTGGTTGACCCGACTTACCCCCGGCAATTCTGAAGTTGTAGTTCTTATGAATAAATGGCATGAGAACGATTTAGCCAACATGATCCAATCCAATCCCATATGGGCCTGGATGGAGATTGCTGTAGCTGAAGACTTGAACCATTTAATTTATAAAGACTCCTTTGGGGAAACATATGAATTGCCTTTGTGGACTCTGTTTAATAAGGATGATCTGATTGATCGTTTGAAAAGCCTTGGTCAGCGTGACTTTGATCGTGGTTATCGTTTGGTTCCTTATACCGATGCGGATAAAACTTTTTCCCACTTCAGACAATGTTGCCATTTTGGTATTGCCCCCAAAGCACTAATTGAAAATGAAAAGAATTGGATATTTATTGCTGGTATTGACTTCGCTGGAAAGAAACGTCCCGGTACGGTTTTGGTGGTGTTAGCAATTAATCGGTTTTCTGGTATGAAGGTTCCTGTTGAAGTTGTATGCTTGCGTGGATCACAAGAATTACCTCACTACATGGTAAAGTTCTATCAAAAATATGGGGTGGAATTATTCGTTGCTGAAAACAACGGTACTCAGGATGCATTGGTGGACATGCTCATTTCTACATTAGGTGAGGAAAAGTACAGACGGTTTAGAATTAAGATTGAAGGATTTCTAACTGGCAGCAACAAAGCAGATCCCCTTGTAGGATTACCAAGCATTGAGAAAGAATTTGAAAATAATGAATGGATGTTTTGTTTTGAACAAGAACCTAAAGTCGGGGAGGTAGATGCTAACAATGCCTGGATGAAACTTTATCAAGAGTTTTTGCATCATCCATTTTTTGAAACAACGGATATAGTAATGGCTCTTTGGTTCAGCAGGCAGGGCGCGGTTCAACTCATGAGGGGTAGTGGTGGCCCCAACGTGTATTGACCCACATCAATCTCAGCTAATGCTGAAACGGTGACAGTACGTTAATGGCTAATGCCAAATCAACGTGGAGGGTAGAATGAAAATCCTTGGATATGATGTAAACTTTGGAAGAAAGAAAAGTTATGAACAACTTCGGCAGATGATCACAAGGGAACAATCTGATGGTGGTAGATTACTGACAGGAACTAAGCAACAGTTAGAAGCATATAAGTCTTGGGTTTATTCTTGTGTGTCCTTAATTGCTGATCGTGTTTCCACCCTTGAGTACAAATTTTATAATAAGGATACCCAAGAGGAATTATCTACCAAAAATAAAAACTACAAAATATTTACAAAGCCATTTACACATCCGAATGATTTAATGACCTTTAGGTTTATTAAACAGTTTTGTTCTATTCAATTAGATTTAACTGGAATGACTGTTATATACCCTGTTAAAAATCTTCTTGGTCAAGCCTGGGAGATCTGGCCTTTGAACATGGAAGATTACATGAAGACTGAGGTTAGTGGGAACATGCTTAATCCCACAGTTAAATATATATTCAGATCTGGTAAAGGTGGCTGGATAGATTTTGATATTAGAGAATTAATTGTAATTAATTACCCTAATCCTAAAAATCCCTATGAACCCATGAGTCCTATCCAATCACAGGCGTATGCTACGGATCTGGATAAGTACATTGAAATTTATGAAAGGGATTTTTTTAAGAATAGTGCAAGAACAGATTTTGCTTTGGCTACTGAGGTTCCTATTGGGCAAGATAAAGCTGATGAGATTAAAGCTCGTTGGAAGGAAAAGTATCAGGGGAATTTCCATGACGTTGCTGTTTTGGATTCTGGATTAAAACCTGTACAATTGAGTTTTGCTAATAAAGATTTTGAATTTTTAAATTTGGCTCAATGGAGCAAGACAAAAGTTTTGGCTTGTTATCGTGTCCCTGAATCTAAATTAGGTGGTACGGACTCCAATCGTGCGGGATCTGTTCAATCCGATATTTCTTTTAACCGTGAATCTGTTGGGCCACGTTTAATTTTGTGGGATGAGGAATTAACTGAAGGTATTTGTAAAACATTTGATGAGCGTTTGCAAGTTAAACATGAAAATCCAATTCCAAGGGATAGACAGTTAGAAGTGCTGGAAGCAAAGACTTACTTGGGTGGACTTCCGGCAATGACGATTAATGAGTATAGAAAAACCCATTTGAACTTGGGGCCGAAACCCAATGGTGATCGTCTTTTAATTCCGAATAAATACATTGATATTGAGGATCTTGATAAAGTAACTGCTGCTGCACTTAAACCTGATCGTACAGGCAATTCAGATCCGAATACAGGTGGTGACACCAGACCTTCCCCCGATGGTTCTGATCCAAGAGATGATGCCCCCACACCAGGAAGATCAATTTCTGGACAAGGGACAAACAAAAATGATATAGTAACTATAGAGTCTAAAACAAGGGACACTTGGAATGAGGCAATAATTAAATCTTTAACAATAGAAACAGATAGTATGCTTGATTGGGATTTAATTCCAGAAACTATTAAGTCTGGAATATGTTCAATGGTAGAGGTATTCGGGGATGTGCTCTTTGGTAAAACATTAGATGAAATGCAAGTTTTAATTAAGAATGATCCTTGGCCTGAATTAATTTCTAAAGAGATTTCTAAAAAGTATTGGGAAACAATTGATAAGACCAAGACCGGGATGGATGTTTGGAATGATCATGTTAAAGAGAGCTTTGATTCTAATCCAAGACTTTCCAAAATAAATAATTATGTTATTAGAGCATCTATTAATTTTGCTAATTATTTGGTTATGCGATCACAGCAGAAATCTATGGTTTGGACGGTTAATAGCAACGAATGTGGTCACAAAGGGAGAATAAAGGAAAAGAAAACCTTTGATTCCTTTAAACTTGGGATTCACCAAATTAGATTTCCTGGTGAGATTTTCAGTTTAAGTTGTGACTGTGAATTAGTAACGGAAAAATAAAAGGAGAATTATTATGGCATATCAATTGAAAAGTAAGAGTGGTCAGCCTATTAAAAAGGATGGTGCGCCTGTCATGGGCGCGGATCTCATTGGGATTAAGATTGAGCAATTAGATGATGCCAATCTTACCTTTGTGGCAATTGCTTCAACTGAAGATGAGGACCGGGACAAAGATATTCTTAGGCAAGGTGGATGGGATCTGAAGAATTTTAAAAAGAACCCTGTTATTCCTTGGTCCCACAACTATTGGGAACTCCCTGTTGCTAAGTCAATGCGTACATGGGTGGACTCAACAAACAAACGGCTTTTGTTCAAACCCAAATTTGATGGCAACGATGATTTTTCCAAGAAAATATTTAACAAGTATGCAAATGGATTTCTAACTTCTTTTAGTGTTGGCTTTCGTGGAATTGAATCAACTCCAAGGGATGAAGCCAATCCCTGGTTTGGTGGTAAAGAATTTACAAAGATGGAATTGCTTGAAGTATCTGCTGTTGCGGTCCCTGCCAATCCCAATGCCAATGTGAACTTGAGCTTTGAGGAAGCTGGTATGGTCAAAAGCATGTTGGATATTGGTTATCCTGAATTTTTTTCCCGTAGGAAAGATAATTGGCTTTTCTATCCTATTAGAGATGTGGGACAGTTTGCTTCTCCGAAACAGATTCCTATTGATGGGGTAAAGGGTGCTTTTGCTATTGTGGCAACAGCAATTGATGGGGAACACCCTGAAGGTAAGAAGGACATAGCTGTTGGGTACTCCTTTGATCCTACGGAATTTGATAAGGATCTTGCAATTGACTTTGCAAAAGAATTTGGTGATAAGACAGCCAAGACTTACTATTACCAAGTGCAGTTTGAGGATGAAAAGGGAATTACTGTTGAACCTAAGATTGAAGATGTTGAGATTACCTATTCTGTAGACTACATAAAGGATTTTGAATGGGCCGATCCCAATATGGTTCATGGTTATTCTTATCGTATTTACACTGATAAAGTAAAGGTTATTGAAGAAATTGAAAAACAATCCCTTGCCCCTAAAGAACCAGATAAAGTGGTAGACAAAACTCCTGAAGGTTGCGTTGAGGATATTCCTACTAAGCCTGAACCGGGAGAGGAATTGGATAAAAAGGTTTCTGCTTTGGAGTTGAAGGTTCAAAATGCAATTGATTCTTTAACTTCGACTTTGGATGCTGTATCCAAGGCTATAGAAAAACTTGTTGTCAAACAAGAAGAACTTTGTCATAATAAGATTGAACCTGTAATAGAAGACTCTACCTTGGAATTTGAGGATGAGGAACAGGTTCAAGATAAGGATGGTGTGGAAGATCTGGAAGTCATTGAAACTCCACCGGAGACTGTAGATGACAAAACCAGTTCAGATAGCACCATTGAGATTGATGAAGCGGAATTGAAAGAAGTAGGCGAAATGTGTGGTGTGATTATGAGTGGTTTGAAAGATAATCTCAAGAAGCATTTAACAGAAGTTGTTAATAGTTCTGGAAAAATTGACTAACCTAATTAAATAAAATCTCAATGGAGGAATTTTAACTATGAAAGTTACTAAGGAAGAACTCGTTGCAATGCTGAAGACCCAAATGGAAACCATGATGAAGGATGAGCCTTTTACTCAGATGGTAAAGGCTACTCTTGAGGGCATGGTAAAAGATCTTCAGACCAATCTGGTCAAGCCCTTTACTGGTGCTGATACTTCTAAACTCATTACCAGTATGCCTTTCTCCAAAATTGATGGTGGGTACATGCATACCAAGCAGGGTTCCATCATCAATCTTCGTAACAAGTCAAATCCCTGGGTTACTATCTCTGAGGAAATGCAGACATGGGCCAAAGACTTTGCTGCTTATCTGAAGAATGGTGTCCAGACCAAACTGCTTTCTGAGTCGGTGGATACTGCTGGTGGTTATACGGTTCCTGAAGAATTCCGCGCCATGATGATCATGTATGATGCGGAGGATACTCTGGTTTGGCAGAGAGCAACCGTGTGGCCGATGGTCGGGGAAAAGATGATGTTCCCCAAAGTCATGCAGAACCCCGATGTTGAGGATCAGAACTTTGATCACTTCGCTGGTGTGACGTTTGATTGGGTGGAGGAAGGTGGAGAGAAACCCGCAACTGAGCCGTCCTTCGGTTTGGTTGAAATGATTGTCCACGAATTGGCTGGTTACACCGAAATTACCAATACCCTGCTCGATGATTCTATTATTAACTTCCTGAATTATCTTACCCGCCTTTTCCGGGCCGCATGGTACTGGTACACCGATAAGGAATTCATTCAGGGTACGGGTGGTAAAAAGCCCCTTGGCATCCTTAATGATCCTGGTGTGCTTATGGTCAATCGGCAGACTTCTCTTAATATTGAGGTTCAGGATATTCTCAATATGGAAGCTCGTATGCCTGCCATGTTTGATTCTCAGTCGGTTTGGTTTATCACCAAACAAGCAAGAGCCAATCTTCGTGGTCAGACGGTTTCTGCTCAGAGCAAGGAACTGGTTCTTCAGGAGTCCTATGCCAATATCGCTGATAGCTACCAGATGACCATGCTTGGCCGACCCTGCTTCCTGGCTGATGGCAAGATCCCGGCTCTTGGTACTACGGGAGACATTATCCTTGGTGCATGGAATTGGTACTACATTGGTTTCAGACAGGATTTTGCGATGGATTCTTCGCGCCATTACAAATTCCGTAACAACCGTACTGCTCTGCGGTGTTCTGGTCGGTTGGATGGTCAGGCAGCTATGCCCAAAGCGTTTGTTATCCTTGGGCCTACTTCCTAATTAATTTGTAAACTTATTACGGGGGAAGTAATTCCCCCTTATCAAATTAACAATAAAATTGTAATGGAGGAAAGACTATGTTTGATATTCTGAGCAATCATCGTGTGATCCTGTTCAAGACTTATACCCAACTTGGTACTGGCAATGAAACGCTCACGGATGTTGATATGTGGGCAGATGGGCAACGTCCCAATCGGATTCTGCTCATTGCAGATATTGGGGCTACTGCTGGTACGCTTACTTTTACTTTCAGGGATTCTCCTGATGATAGCACCTATGATGCCGACTTTGCTACTTCTGCCGGTATCACTACTACTGGATTGAAACTCTTTGATCTGGTGGACTTTGAGCGTTACCTTCGGGTTTATGCGGTTGCTGCTGCTGGTAACATCTCCTACGGTCTTTATGGTATCACTTTTGAGGATCGTGGAAGACCTGTCACTCAGGTTACAGGGGCTAACATTGCCCTTACTTATGGTACAGGTCGCAAACCAAGGGTTGCAACCAGTTAATTAATTGATCGGCTAAATTGCTTTAATGCCGGATGTTAGGGGGGATAGACTCCGGTTTATCCCCCCTAATTATAAGAGAGGTCAATATGCTGTTAAAACTGTTGGATCGCTCAGATATTATTCGTTATGGAAAAACCGTTCTTGAGATACCAAATCATATTGCAGAGAATTTGGTTAAAGCAAAAAGAGCCATTGTTTTTGTGGGGAATGTAGATCGTGAGCATAATGCAAAAATAATGGAAGCTCCCCCAAGAAATAAAATGATGTGGGTTTCCCCTGAAAAGAAAGCAATGGATAATATGACGGTAGAAGCGCATATACCTTTTCCTGGCGTACATGACCGTTTGTTCCCTGAACATATTATAGGGAGATAATATCATGACTGTTGCCCTTGCTGTTAATGCCTTATTGGATCTTGAATCTTTTTATAGCATGTACCAGCAACAGGTAAATAGCAGCTATGAAACTGATGATGGTGGTCCCGTTGATGAGTTTGTCATACGGTCCATTAATGCAGCATCTACTACTTTTGAAAAGTTTTGTAATCGTAGATTGAAAGCACGATACTATTCCTATGATCCTGATGATGCTGATCCTCAAAAAGTGGGGGCTGGCATCCTTTATAATTATGATCCAGAATATACAGTTTTTGACCCGCCTAAAAATAGTCGATTTTGGTTTCCCACTTTTCCTATAAATTCTATTACTGAGTTTTTAGTTAGGGATATAGAAATTATTCCTTCAATTAATTACTTGGCTACTGATGGATATATCCTATATAAAAATCAGGGGTATATTATTTATGAACAGGGTTATGACTTTGGTTATTATAAATGTGTTAAAGTAAAATGGAATGGTGGGTATCTGGATGGTTCAGATGAAATGTACCAACTTCAGCATTTGCTGTTTCAATCTGTAAAGACCATCATAAGTGCTCCTGAAAATCCTTTGCTTCAGAGTGAAACGATAGGATCTTATCAATATCAGAATTATTCCGGTTTTGTTTTAAATGCATTAAAATCATTTTCTCCTGAAATATTTGTGAACCTTGGAAGATACCGCAAGGAGTCAATAGGATAATGTCTTATAGCTCCCTATTAATTCAGAGATGTTCTATTGAACGTAAAACAAATACGTTGAATGAATACGCTCAAATGCAACAAACTTGGAAAGAGCTATATAAAGAAATTCCTTGTCGTTTAGATAAAATTGGGAATTTTACTTCAACCCTTGCTCAGACTCCAACGGGGCAAACTTCACGAAATGAGTTTGTTTGTTTCATGTTGCGTGATCAAGATATTCTTTCTGGTGATCGAATTAAAGTTGATGATGTTTATTTATATGTGACACCTTTTTTAAAGGTGCATGATGGTAAGAAGCTTCACCATAAAGAAGTTTTCGTTTCTATACAGGAAACTTAATTATGGAAGAAGATGATGGTATAATCAATACTGTAAAGTCATTAAGAATACAAATTAATGAAACTGTTAAAACAAGCGGATTAATGAAGCACATTGTTAAAAGATCATTAGAACCAATTTTAGATGCTCTTGAAGAAACAGTTAATTCAGTTTTATCAGAAGTCGGTAGGATGGTGGTTGAAGTTCTTAAAGATGAATTAAGTCAAAACACTGATTCTGGTAAAACATATTTAATTGTTCAATTTAATCCTGAAGTAGAAAAGGGTGTTGGTGGTAGATATGAAGTGATAGATACTTATACTGCTTCTGCTCCACTGGCATCTCCTGGGAAATTAACAGGAACATTGGAAGATTCAATTGGGTTCACAATAACTAAGGCTGGTGTTTTAAAAGTAGGACAAGTTAATTTAACTGCGGGTGGATGGAGTGTTGGTAAAACAGAATTTAAAACCATGTTTTTTAGAGGCAATAAAATATTTGTAAATGATGAATTAGGAAAAGCAACTTCTGTCGGTCTGTACTCGCATTATTTAGAAGAAGGTACAGACAAGATGGCAGCAAGACCCTGGATAAGTGAAATTCTTAAAAGTATGCATCCAGCGATAAAAGATTTTATAAAGGAAAAGCTTCATGCAGCAATAAAAAGAAAAACACGGTCTGAGGGTGTAAGAAAAGCATTTACCTTTAGAGTATTCATAATGAGAAAATAACTATGTTCCCTCAATTAGAAAAAGCACTTGTGGATTTGTTCAAAGGAAGCACCACATACAAAAATGCTTCTGGTGCTACTACTGTGGACCCCAGGATATATGCTTGGTTTCCAGCAGGGGATGTAGTCTTTGTTCCTGGTGTTAAAGATGTTGCTACTATTTACCGATTTTCAATTACAGGAAGACCTGGAAGATGGTCCTACCCAAGTCAGTTGGGAGACATGCAGTTGTTTCTTAGAGTTTCATCCATTAACCAATTAAAACTCGGAACAGTAACCGAAATCTTAGTTGGTGAGAATTCATTTTTGGATCAAGCTTCAATTACAACTGAAAATCTTTCAGTGAAGAAGATCTCTACTTTAACAGTTAATGACGGTTTGAATGAGGGTGCGCCTACTCAGCCCATTCATGTAAGGAACTTTTCTTTCCGCTTCTCAAATGTGTTCATTCGGGAGCCTGTTGAAGAAGATGATGAATGAGAAGAAAAACTTTAATTACTCTATGGTTCGTGTGGTTTGCCAAGGAAAAATTAAATCCTGTGCGTCTTGCAAAGAACAGGTTAATAATTCAACGGTTATGTATGATGGTTATTGCCCTAAATGCAGTAGACCTCTTTGTAAAAATGAGGGGGATCTGTGTGGTCAAGTAGTCGGTTATTATGATCGTAGGTATCGGCAGCAAGATAAAGTTCACATTACCTGTAGATTTTGCAGGACTATAACATCCATTTAAGGAGGATTTATTATGACTGTTTATGCAACTTCTTTTTCTTCTGACAACATCAGCATTGGCCCCTGCTTCGTTTATTTTGAAGGGGTCCATGTGGGACACACCTTCGGGGGTGTTCAGGTTTCTATTACTCAAAATACTTATCAGTTGAAATCAGATCAGTACGGGGAAACTGCTGTTCGTGTTCTTGATGCTGGTCTGGTAGTTGAAGTCACGGTTAATATGACAGAAGCAACCTTTGCTAATTTGAAGATTCTTTTTGCTTCTGCTGAAGACAAAACTACCTACCTGACTTTTGGTAAGCCGGTGGGTCAGCCCATTAATACGGGTGAGCTTGTCCTTGAGCCTACGGATGGATCTGAAGTGTGGCAGTTCTACAATGCCGCGCCTAACGTGGGTGGTGCTGTTGAAATTTCCTTTACTACTGATAACCAGAGAGTTTATGCTTGTAAGTTCGTTGCTCTCATTGATGACTCTAGGATCAGTGGCGACCAACTATTTAGAATCGGAGGCTATTCTTCACCGTAATAGAAAATTAAATGTTTAGATAAGAAGGGGGCAATTTGGTTTACACAATGTAATTCTGAATTAGCCCCCTTCTTATAGAATCAAATCCCAATGGAAGGGAATGTAAAATGGCACGAATATTCATAGATGGGTTTGAAAGCGGTGGTTTAAATTGGTGGACTATTTTAGAAGCGACTGTGGATAGTTCCCCACCAGCAGGTATGTCTGGATCATATTATCTTAATGTTCGTGACAAAAACTGGACAGCATATACAACTCTTAATTCAAGTAAAGCAGAATTATATTTTGCTTTTAAATATATGTTAAGAACTGCTGATACTCCATCTGGAATAATTTCATTTTATGATTCTGCTGGAACTGTAATTGGTGGATTATATAGAGAATCGGCAACTGGACTTCCTACATTCAGGTTAGGTGGTGGAGGGGCAGCAATCCAAGCAACAGGGACAACTGTAATTAATACTTTTACTGTATATTTAATTGAAATACATTATAAACCACTTAATTCTGGAGGAATTCTTCAATTAAAAGTCAACGGTGCAGCAATGGAAATAAATTTTTCTGGTGATTCAACTGCTGGACTTGAAAATATAATTAAATTTGGATGGTTTCATACTATAGTAAGTACTGCTTGTTGTATAGATGATTTTGTCGTGGATGATGCCAACTGGATCGGAAACACCAAGATCCAGGCAATCGTCCCAACGGGTGCGGGGGCAACCACAGGATGGACCCCATCAACCGGAAGCAATTGGGATACATTAAATGAAAAACCAGCGGTTGATACCGATTATATAAAAACAAGTTCCGGCCAAATCGACACCTATGCAATGGGAAATCTTACTGGTTCTATTGCTTTAATCAAATCCGTAGCCGTTCAAACTCGGAATTGGCGTGAAGGAAACGGAGCATACGACCGCGCTCAACATATCGTGCGCCCTGCATCGACCGATAGATTGGCGGCATCAAAGACTACCGTGTTTCCCCCTTCCGCAATATCATTTCAATCAATATGGGAATTAAACCCTGAAGATTCAGCCGCATGGGAAGAAGCAGACGTAAACGGCATGGAAGCCGGAATAAAGGCGGTGACGGCATGAGCAGAATATTTATGGATGGGTTTGAGAGTGGGGACACAGGGTTATGGAATACTGTTTCAGGAGCATCGGTTAATACGCTTGCTGGAAAAGATGGGAATTATTGTGTATCTATACCAAGCACATATGCTTATATGATAAAACAAATTTCATCTACAAGTGAATTATATGTTTCTCTTAAATATTATTGCGGAGACTTTACTGGAAAAGCAATAATAACTTTCTTTGAAGGAGCAATAGTGCATTGTTGTTTGATGCATATCAATGGACTTTTATATGCTTATTTATATGATGTTCCTTTTGGAAATTCATCTATTCCCAAAATTATTGTAAGCACTTGGTGCCAAATAGAGATTTATGTAAAAATTGCAAATTCTGATGGACGATTTACTGTAAAGGTAAATGGAATCGCTTGTATTGATTATACAGGAGATACTCAAAATGGTGGAACAGGAGTTATTGATTCATTTAAAGTTGGGTATCAAGCGCATAGTGCATTAAATGGTTATGCTTTTTGTTATATGGACAATATTATAGTTGACAATGCCAACTGGATCGGATCGTCTTCGATCCAGGGCCTTGCCGTAACAGGTGCGGGAAACTCCGCACAATTCGATCCATCGGCTGGAAGCAATTATCAGTGTGTCGATGAGATCCCGCCGTCTGATGCAGACTACATAAGCACCAACACCCCAAACGAAATCGACACTTATGCCTGTGGCAATCTGACCGGGACGATCAATTCAGTCAAAGCCGTCCAGGTCCAGGCCCGCTGCATGCAAGAAGGGTCTCCCGCAGTCCCCAAGATTCAACTGGTCACTCGCCCAACGTCTACAGATCGCGTGAGCGCAAGTAAATCCGTTCAGACATTTACCCCAGGAGCAGTTTCAAATATATGGGAACTCAATCCAGATGACTCCGCAGCATGGGAATCGGCAGATGTGAATGGAATGGAAATCGGTGTCAAAGCAGTAGCCTCATAAGGAGAATTTAAAATGGCACGAATATTTATGGATGGATTTGAGTTGGGTGATACTTCTTTGTGGAATACTTTAGACAATGCCTACGCCGCATCTTCAAGCTTCCCTGCCGGATTTTCTGGAACATACTACTTAAATTGTATTGGGGCTTGGTCAGCTGAAAAAATATTTTCTACAACATATTCAGATTTATATTTTGCATTTAAAATTTATAAACCTAGTACATATAGTTATGAACAAATACTAA